TGGACGAGATGCAGGTGGAAGCTGTGAAAGAATCCATGAAGCCGATTCTCAAGCAGGCGAACCTCATTACTGGGTCCATCCTGCCCTCCAAATTGGAATACCACGATGGAGCGATTGGCCGGTGGAGCGGTCGGAAGTTCATCGGCACGCGGTCCTTCAATCGGAGCGACCAACAGATCGCCTTTGCAGCGGTGTCTGTGGCCTTGGCTGCCGCCAGTGGTTCCCCGCTGAAAATCCTCCTGATGGACGACCTCGACAACGTGGAAGAGAAGCGTCTGAAACCGCTCTTCGAGGCCATCCGTGCGGCGATTGACGCCAAGCAAATCAGCCAGTGCATCGCCTGCGGGGTGCGTGCTAAAGAATATGCCGGAATGGAAGGGGTCGAGGTGGTGGAGCTATGAGCGCAACCCTTGAACAGCTTGTTGAAAAGTGTGTCGCAGAGCATGACGTGAAAGAGCTGGCTCTTGGATTCCTCCGCTACGAAACCCTGCGCAGAATGAATCCGAATCAGTTCAAGGAGCTTCACCAAAGGAATCTTGCTGGCGAGCGTTTCGACGACATGGTGACGGAGGAATTGTTGAAGTGGAAAGGAGGGAAGCTATGACACTCTCCCCCGAACAACACGCCGCAGTCCACGCCACCGAGAAGCATGTTGTAGTCGCCTCGGTGGCAGGCTCCGGCAAGAGCCGCGTCATCGTGGAGCGCATCAAGTGGCTTATCTCGCAGGGAGTTGACCCGCAGAAAATCTGCATGGTGACTTTTACCGTTGCGGGTGCGATGGAGATTCAGAAGCGGTTGCAAGAGCAGTGCGGGGCTTGCGACCAATACGGAAGGGTTCCGTCATGGGACGGTGATGGGAACGAAATTGGAGATCAACCCTGCGCGCATTGTGGTGGTTACAAAACGACAAGCATCAAGCTGGGCTTCTGCGGCACCCTCCACGGAATGCTTCTGAAAGCCATCCGTCTCGTGCCATACCACGTCGGCTACTCCACCAGTCCAGCCGTTCTGAGTGAGGAGGCAGCGGAGAAGCTGATGGAAGAAGCTGCCAAAGAATCCCGTTGGAAAGGTTCTCTGGAAGAGCTGCGGAAGTGTGCTTCAAGAACCATCCGCAAGAAGTCCGCGCTCTCCAAGCTGGAGGTGGCAGCGGTCCACTATCAGCAGAGGCTCGTGGATGAAAACCTCGTGGATTTCGACTCCGTGCTACGGCTGGGACTTGAGCTGGTGTATTCTGAAGGGTTTCCGTTTAGGTTTGAGCATCTTCTTGTAGATGAGGCCCAGGATGGAGCAGCCATTGACTTCGAGATTTACGATGCGATGGCTGTCGAGAATACGTTCACGGTGGGCGACCCGAACCAGCGAATTTTTGGGTTCAGGGGCGCATCTGACAGCTTCGAGAAGCTCTGCCAAAGCAGTGACGCCACCCTCTACAAACTTGAGGATTGTTACAGATGTTCCAGTGAAGTTTGCTCCGCAGCAAACAGCCTCACTAGCCACCTCCCCGCGAGCGTTGGAAAGAACATCTCCGTCATCGGCGCTGGCGTTCCGATAGCGGTGTCCTCCTTCAAGAACGCTCAGGAGGAACTAGCCAGCATCGCCTCAAAGCTCTCAGTCTGGAACTCCAGCGGACTAGTCTCCTTCAACGACTCCGCCGTGCTTCTCCGCACGAACGCACTCGTGGATTTCTTCCGTAACGGCCTCCGCGCTGCCGGGATTCCCGTCAAAGCACGCAAGTCAGGTGGAAAACCGAAAGGCTGGCCCCAAGCACAGGCCATCGTGGCGCTCTGTGGCAGCCCCGCTAATGACAGATTAGCCATCAGCTACATCTCGGCAGCCTTCTCCGGCTCCGACGCCGCTAAAGCCAAATCCAAGGCCGCTGCCCAGATGGGGTCCATTTATGAAGCGTGCCCTGAATTGTTCACCGATCTTGGCAACCCCTTTAAGATGATGACCCTAGCGAGGGTTCCCGAGGAAGCTATCGCCAAGGCCGAGGCTTTGAGGGACGCCTTACCGGAAGGCTCCGACTGGTCGGACCTGGCGATTGCCATGCTCAAGGATGAGCCGGACAAGGATGTTGGGGAGGGGGTTTATCTGGGAACCATCCATAGCTACAAGGGCCGGGAAGCTCTGGCGGTGTTCCTGCCAGCGTTCGAGCAGCAGGTGATTCCGGCGAAGAGGGAACTCGACGAAGAGACCAGGCTCGCATACGTGGCCTTTACCCGCGCAAAGGTCTTCCTCGACATCTCCTACTGCTCGGAGCGGGCGAACTTCTACACGAGGAAGGTCGAGCAGTGTGACCCGAGTGAGTTTATTTTCAAAGCAAACCTATGAAAAACCGCATTAACGTATGGCGTAAAATCGTAAGTAACGTCCCCCGCCAAAAGCTCCTCTCCTGCAAGGTGCTCGTCACGAGAGCCTCAACAGGCTGGCGTTGGAGGGTGATGCGGGACACCTCCCAACTGGATGCCGGAATGGAGCGCACCAAGGATGAGGCTGCAAGGGTGGCTGGCGAGGCGAAGAGGCGGGTGATGAAGGAATCTTTACAACTTGCTTTAACGGTGTAGTGTAGCGGTGTCCCTGAGAGGGGGCCGGAGGTAGTTCCCTCCGAGAGAAAGCGTAGTATGCAGCCAAAATCAGACTGTCAAAGTAGCCATCCGGTGCGGCAAGAACCTCAGCCTCCAAGCTGGACTATGCGCCGAGAACTCGCCGGGTGGCTACTTTGGCGGTCAACCCGAAAGGCTGTATGAACAAACCCTACTGGCAGAAACTCCAAGATCCACGCTGGCAGAAGAAGCGGCTGGAGATAATGAGCAGGGCGGGCTTCAAGTGCGAGGACTGTGGAGGTGATGATGAGATGCTTCACATCCATCACTCCTTTTACAGAAAAGGGTTAGAGCCGTGGGAGTATCCAAACTCGTCGCTTCACTGTCTTTGCAAGGTTCATCACGAACAAAGGGCTGAAATTGAAGGATACTTACTTATGGTCTGCTGGAGCTTTGGCATAGTAAGCATGGATCGGCTTGTGTGTGCTATTGCCACGATAGTTAAAAAGTTGGAAGGAACACCCGATGAAGTGATAGAGGCTGTCGAGCGCGCCGCGTGCGCAAAGGCGGACGCCCTTGCCGATAAAACCTTAAGAGCTTCCAAGTGAAAACCATCTTTCGCACCAAGCACGCGACTCATTTCACAACGCTTCCCAACGGACTTTTGAGGGATAAGCAGTTGAGCTTTCGCGCTCGCGGAGTGCTGGCCATGGTTCTCAGCAACTCCGATGAGTGGGAAGTAACCCAAGTGTGGCTCAGAGAGCAGGGGGCTGAGGGTAAGGAGGCTATCGCCGCAAGCATTCGCGAACTAGAAGCCGCTGGCTATGCGGTGTTCGACCAAGAGCGGCGTGGTGGTGGCGCGTTTAGCCATGGTGTGTGGACATTTTACGATGCTCCGGTAGCGGTAGCCCAGCGAACTACTAAGACGGCATTGAAAGAGCCGCCTACCGGCTTACCGCCTACCGGGTTGCCGGTAGGCGGTAAGCCGCATGACGGCAACCCGGCCACAAAGAAGGACTATCAGAAAGAAGGACTATCCGTAGAAGAAAATCAGAAGAACCCCGCGCCTTCGGCTGCGGTCGCTTCCGAGGTCTGCCTTCCCACCTTTGGGGATATTGAGCAAATTCAGTCAGAGCCCCAGCAGGAGAAGAAAGCTCCGAGTTTTGGAACTCAATTTATCGAGGCTTGGAGCGCGGCTTACCTTGCTGACCGGGGCGAAAAATACTTCGTTGCAGGAGCTAAGGATGCGGTGGCCGCAAAGCGCATTGCCGCTTCCGGGCTTTCCGTTGCTGACCTAATCAGCATGGCTCGACGAGCTTGGGTTAGCAGTGGGCCAAAGTTTTATCGCTGCGAGAAGGCTGAAACCATTAGTTATTTTGTAAGCAGCTTTAACGAGATAAGGGCGGAATTGTCCCGAAAAACATCAGTCGCAACCCATAAAACCTCCCCTCCATCCCACGACCTAAAACTCCGCGAGTTTATCCCATGAAGACCCCATCCGAACCCCTGGAAGCCATCCTGACGCGAATGCAGGCCACCGCAGCCATTCCCTCCACAGAGCGGGACGCCGCCAGAGCATCCGCCATAGCCAAGCAGCGCCATGCTGCCATCACCGACCTGAAAATCGAGTGGGGTGCCCCTTCCCGCCACGAGAAAGCCAAGGTCGTGAAGGATGGGCCTTGGGGGAAGCTGTTGGACGCGCTGATAAAGCGCCTCGGGGAAGGCTTCACCGTCGTCCTGTTCGGCATGAACGGCAACGGGAAGACCCAGTTAGCGGTCGAGCTGATGCGTTACCAGATTGAACACCGTCTCAAGTCGGCCAAGTTCACCACCTCGATGGGGTTCTTCATGCAGGTGAAAGCCACCTATCGGCAGGACTCAAAAGTTTCCGAGGAGGACGTGGTGACGTTGCACTCCAAACCATCCCTCCTGGTGGTGGACGAGACGGAGAAGCGCAGCGATTCACAGTGGGAGAACAACCTGCTGTTCCACCTTGGAAACCTTCGCTACAACGACGGCAAGGATACCGTGCTCATCAGCAACCTCGAACGGGAGGAGCTGACCGCGCACCTGGGACGCTCCCTGGTGAGCCGACTGAACGAGACGGGTGGAATGATTCACTGCGACTGGCCATCACGCCGTTGAAATTCCCTCTTGACGAATTCCAAAGAGTAGCATATTTGTGACCACCAGCATGAGCACGCGCCTACCACAACCACCCGCCAAGCAGTTCATCCTGCGGCAACGCGCCACGGATGCGGAGCTGCTGGAGTTGTATCGCCAGCGGGATGATGTCTTTCTGAAACTTGAAGGGATTGTCGCCCGACTGAAGGCTTTAACCGAGGCGTCCGAGCGGGAGTATAGTGACGAGCGGCGGGTGGAGCAGCAGTTCAACGCTAAGATTGCTCGCGCCAAGGAGCAGGTGAAAATCCCTGTGGTGGCTGTGATGCACCCCACCAGCAACACCAAGACGCTTTACCGTCCCGAGGATACCGAGTTCAAGAACCCCATTGAGACTGTCCCGATGAAGCCCGAGGACTACGAGCTACCCCTTCCGCTGTGAGCCAGACGCTAGACATCCGACCAGAGCCGAACGAGGTGGGCCGATTCCGGGTGGCCAGCCAGAACCAGCTCCAATGCGCGGCCTGCAAGCACGACTTCAAGAGGAACTCCTCGATGAAGTGTCCCAAGTGCAAGGGTGAAGGAGAGCCAGTGGACTACATCATTGATGTCCGCGCCTTCTGGGGGCATGGCTGCTGCTCCTGTGCGGATTTCCGCTGCCGCGTCCAGCCGAGCTACGAGAAGAAAGACTTCTCGGTGCCGCCTTGCAAGCATCTAGTTGGAATAGGCTCTCCAGGGGCGTTCACTCTGTTTGGGCAGATGATAGCGCGGGCTACAGGAGAGGAACCGCAAACGATATGACAACCTGCGCAAACTGCAAGTGGTGGGATGGTGGGGAACTCAGCGGAAGGTCGCTGCTGCGACGCTGCAATAATCCCAAGCTGAGAAATGATGGAACGCCTCCTTACGAGGATTTTGCTGGGGTTGATAGTGGATATGGATTGATTGAGACTGGACCCGACTTTGGCTGTGTGCATGGAGCAGAAAAAGAAGTGGATTTAGAATGACCCTCCGAGGCTACCAAAAGAAAACCCGCCCAGCTTTGTGGACAAAGCTCCGCAAGGGGTTGCACCCAAGGAGTCCGCAGAAGAAGCCTGCCCAGAAGAAGCTGCGCCAAAAACCTGTCAGGAAGTGCAGTCCGCAGATGCGGAAGCTGTTGAAGGACTACCAGCGGGTGCGCGTTGAGTATCTGATTGAGCATCAGATCTGCGAGGTGTGCGCCAAGGAGCGGTCCACGCAGATACACCATCGGAAGGGGCGTGGAAAGCTGCTCTGTGAAAAAAAGTTTTTCCTGGCGATTGATGACAGTTGCCACCGGAGAATCCACGAACATCCCGCGTGGGCATACGAAATGGGATACCTATTGAGGAGAATATGAAAGTCGAAGACATCAAGAAGGGCATGACGGTGACAGTTCGTCCAGCCGTGCGTGGAATAGCGCAGTTTGATGGGGTTGTGCTAGGCACCGCTGGAAACTTTGTGATGGTGCAGCGAGGCGAAAAGAAGGAAAGTTGGGCGGTGGGAGCGCACGAAATTTCCCCTTACGACGGCCTGACAGATTTCCAGCGGAAGATTCTGGCTGCTGTGCGGCGTGTGAAAAGCGTGTCCATTGAAAATCTGACTCACGAGATTGACACCTTCAAAGCTGCCGAGACACCCCGAGAAGCTGGCGCTCAAGAAGCCGCCGTCATGCGAGCCGCAAAGCGCCACCCTCTCAGCAACTACGTTGAGGCGAAGCGTGCGGAAGGGAACAACCGCAAGGAGCGCTTCTGGATTTTGACCTTGAAGGAGGATGCGAAGGTATGAGTGTCGAAAACTGGGAGCTGGTCAGCGATGAAAACCTGCCGCCGCTGGATGAAATCGTCTGGCTTTGGGACGGCGAAGGTATCTGGATTGGCGGGCGCGTTGATGATAATGAAGGCTGGCTTTGGGGAAACACCCACAGAGATGCTTGGTGGGATGGTAAAGAATGGAGCGGCCAACTCCTAACCGACGACGATTACAAGCCGACGCATTGGAAATCTTTGCCGTCCCCGCCAGTGATGCCGCAAGTAGTCAACTAACCACCATGAAACCATTCTCCCAGTGGACTCCCGCCGAAGTGTTTGCCCACAACGAGCGCATCTTGCAGCAACGCGCCAAAAAGTCCGCTCCCATTGGCCTTATCGCAGAGTCCATCCAGAAAGAGCAGTTGAAGAAGACTCAACGGCTGGACCGTAGGGAGCCAGAGAACGTCAACAGCTTCTCTATCAAGCCTTCCCACGACGAGGACAAGCTGAACAAGACTGAGCGAGCGTATCTAGCCATCCTCCGCGCACGAACCGACGTTGACTGGATAGGCATTCAAAGCGTGACGTTGAAGATTGCTGATGACTGCCGCCTCACGTGTGACTTCATCTACCTATGTGCTGGTGTGCTCACCTTCGTTGACACCAAGGGTGGATTCATTCGGGAAGACTCGACTATTAAAATCAAAGTCGCTGCGAGGATGTTTCCGTGGGCAAAATTCGTCGTTGCCCAAAGAATCTCAGGCACATGGACAGAGAAAGTTGTCAACACCTGATTGAAAATCATTGACTTAAAGCATCCAGTATCATATTTGTGACCGCAGCAATGAAGAAGCAATCCTCCAAAAAGTTCTCCGAGCACTACCTGTCGCCAATCCGCGCAGGATTGAAGGCTGGCATCACCGGCCAGATGCTCGCCGACGAATACCTCAAAATCACCGGCCAGAAGATTGCCAAGAGCGTAGTCTATCGGTGGCTGTGCAACAAGGGCGAGCCGGTGGAGCCGTTGCTGGGAAGTGGACTGGCTCTGAAGGCGGCTTACGAGAGGCTCAAAGCGAGAAAAAACGATAAGGTCAGAGACGGCGGTCCTGTGGCGTCCGACTCCGCGAGAGACGCGACCCCGCCGTTCTCTGCACCGCTTGGTTAGCCCTTTTATGAAACACGAATACCATCTCGAATCCTTCGCCATCGGAAAGTGGCTGAAAATCCTGCAAGGGTCGCTGCAATACTGCCAAGGCTTCCTCGACGCTCGAAAGGACTATGCGCCGCGCAACGCCTACCGGCTCATGCGGTCTGATGGCCGCGTGATGGAAGAAGTGCCAGCCCGCGAGGACGTGAACATCGGACAAATCGCAGGATGGCCGAGTGCCGAGCAATACGAGTCGGCTGCAAACAAGGCTCTCGAACGTGCGAAGGCGATACGCGAGAGGGCTAACGAATCAAGCTCACCGACCACGCCCCTGACCACGACGTAATGAACGCGCAAGCCCTACTCCTACCCGAAGCGTCCAACGAAGCCGAGAGCGGGGGCGTGGTTCGGTGCAGCGCATGGTTAGCTGGCCGGGATTCGTGGCGAAGCGTGTATGACACCAACGACGAAATCCTCGCGGCCATCATGCACCTGCACTGCCCGGATGGATTCGAGTGTGGCGTGCGGGACAAGCGCACCGGGGAGGTGGCGTGGCATGACCTGGTGAGCGTCCGCCACGCTGAGATTGCTTTTAGGAACCTGCTGCAAGCGGAGGGAATCGTATGAAAAACACTGACGGCCTAGCCCTTCAAATCGCCTTCAAGCCGAACGATCTTCGGGCGGCGATTGTCAGCATCGTGGACGTGGCACTGTCCTCCAACCACGAGTTCTGGCCAGACGATCAGGAGTTCCTGTCCGTTCCACCCGATTCGCGCAACGCCATAGGAAACGGATTCAAGGTTCTCCTCAGCGCCAACATCATCGAGAAGACTGGCGCTTGGAGGAACTCCCAGCGGTCCGAGCAGAAGGGGCGCATTGTCTGGGGGTGGCGCTTGAAGAGCCGAGTTTTGGCGGAGACGCTGCTGAAGAACCACAACGCGGCTCCTTTGAAGGGGCAGATGGATCTGTCGCTATGAGCCTCCGCCACGTCCACGTCACTAAGCAAGACGACGGCAAATACTGCCTTCTGGTCGGTCCTTACAAGTCTTTGGTTGGCTACCAGACCGCCGAGGCTGCCGGATTAGATGTCATCACGAGGGATGGTAAAGGGTTCGGCCTTAACTACTGCCTGCACAAGCTCTCGCACAAGCGGGCTGTCGCTTTGGCGGTGAAGCTGGACGCATGGCTGATTGAGGTGGGTGCTTTCGAGCCTCGTGGCAAGAGTTCCGGTAAGAAGTCTGTGGAAATCTCTTCCAAGTATTCCGAGGCGATGGGCGTCAAGGTGAACTCGGTGAAGTCGCTTCCAAGAACAGTGGACGACGAGACATTTGCTCGCAACATGGAGGCTTCTGGGACCGCTGATGGGAGCCGCTTTTTGAGGGGGAGACATTGAGATGGAAGGAAATCACACAGCACCATGGAGAAGTGTTTATGAATCAAACCACGAGATTCTGAGCGCGATTCAATCATTGCACTGCCCGGATGGATTCGAGTGCGACATGACCTATGGCAACGGGAGCTTCTGGAAACGACTGCCCCGCCCGCGCATCTGTTACGATATTACACCTCTGCATGAGGGCGTTGAGCAATCCGACTCTCGTATGCTTCCGCTGCCGCCTGCGTCTCTGAATAACTGCGTCTTCGACCCGCCGTTCCTGACCTACGTTCGTGGTGGGCGGGAACACAACAGCAAGGTGGCTCTAACCTCCCGCTTTGGAGGTTACTACCGATACGACGAGCTAGAAGATCACTACCGGGGCACAATCAGCGAAGCCTACCGCGTGCTGAAACCTCGCGGCAAGATGGTCTTCAAGTGTCAGGACATCATCCACAATCACCGGATGCACTGCACACACGTCAATGTCATCAACTGGGCGGAAAGCGAAGGTTTCCGACTTGCGGACCTGTTCGTGCTGCCCGCGAAACACAGGATGCCCGGCCCGCAGAAGGGGCAACAGCGGCACGCAAGAATCTGGCACAGCTACTTCCTCGTGTTGGAACGCGACGCGAAACCATTCACGGCATGAGCTTCCAAGTCCGCCCCTATCAACATCAAGCCGCAGAGTGGCTCTCGCGCAGGAAGCGTGGGGCGATCATTGCTAGGGCTGGGCTAGGAAAAACCGTAATCCTATCTTACTCCTTGGATATGGCCATTAAGAGCCGCATCCGGGGGCGCAAGGTTCGCATTGGCTGGATGGCGAACACCCGCGAGCAGTGCCAGCAGGCGCAGAAGGCAATGGACGCCTTCCCGCTAGTCGCTAGGCAAGACATCAAGATAGCGTGCGCTGCGGCAGCTACCGACTGGAGTGACAGGGATGTGATTGTCGTTGATGAGGCCCACCATTTGGCGACCGCCCCTAGCTGGCAGGCTCAGGTTGAATCCTGTAAGGGTGCTGTGTGGCTTATGACAGCGACACCTCCTGAAGACCCTGCTCTTTTGGCCGTCTTCATGCGCTACTGTGAGAAGATGCACGTCATTTCCAGCGAGCACGCAGCCAACAACCTCGCTCCCGCAGTCGTCCGCTGGCTCGATGCCACGGACCCCGGCTTGAAGGAGCCGATTGACCGGGAGATTGATCGGGTGGTTCGCATCAGGCAGCGCTATTGGAGTGGCGATCAAGGACAACTGTGGGGGCAGGTGGCCTTTCAAACATGCGTCGAGCTGGGTATCATCCAGAACAAGGCTCGCAACGAGGCTGCCATCCAAGCGGCCATCAACGACCGGCCTACGCTGGTTCTCATCAATCAGGTGGAGCACGCACACGCGCTGGCCGCGCAAATACCCGGAGCGGTGCCCTGCTACTCAGCTATGGGGGCAAAGGCTCGCAGGCAAGTGCTTGATGATTTTTTGGATGGTAAATGCAGGTGCTTAATTGCCAGTTCCCTCGCTGACGAGGGAATGGATCTGCCAAATGCAGAGGTTCTCGTTCTGGTAAGCGCGGGCAAGTCAGCAGCCAGAACAGAGCAGCGCACAGGGCGAGTCCTGCGGCAGTTCTGTGGGAAAACAACCGCTGTAATTTACGACTTCAAAGACCTCTACCACCCGCTGCCAGCTAAGCACGCTAGATTGCGCGGAGAGCTTTACAAGAAACTTGGTTACACAATGGTTTGACAACAACCGCTTGTTGATATACAGCAGGCTTCATGAGCAATGAATCACAGAGAGTTCAGTCGGAAGGGCGGTCGTGCCAAAACGCCTGCGAAAACATTAGCGGGCCGGTCCAATCTGGAGAAGGCCAGGGAGGCACTGGCAAGGCGACGCCTTCAAAACATTTTAATGCCACCCACGGGCTTACAAAGTCCCGAGAATACAAGACGTGGCAAAAGATGAAGGAACGCTGCTACAATCCTCGCGCTATCAACTTCGAGCGATACGGAGCGCGTGGAATTACTGTTTGCGATGAGTGGAGAAATTGCTTTGAGCAATTCCTTTCCGACATGGGGAAGAAGCCTTCACCTAAGCACAGCATTGAGAGGTTGGACAATCTGGCTGGGTATTCCAAAGCGAACTGTAGGTGGGTCACAATGAAGGAGCAGAATAGGAATCGCAGAAGCAATCGGTATGTCGAATACAATGGGGTAACAAAGTCGGTGGCTCAATGGGCAGAAGAGTTGCGTGTGTCATCATCCACGATTTTGATGCGGCTGAGCGCTGGATGGTCAGTGGAAAGGACTATGGAAACTCCAGTGTCATACCAGAATAGATGGGTGGGAGTTTCGCCTGCTCAGAGAAGTAGATTTGCAAAGTGGGCGAGAGCTTCAAAGAATCACCCTTACCCCACGAAGAACTTTGTCCCATGAAACTCCTTTTCCTCCTTGGCATCCTCCTCTGCATCGTGCTATCAACAGCCATCGCTTTTGCGAGCCTCCCTGGCCGCGACCGCGATTAGACAAATCGTGAGTGTCGAACTCTGACAGCGTTTCTCATACGCCCCTAGCTGGCAGGTCAGTCAGTGTCAGGCAACCACGAAGACCAAAAACCCGGCAGGGTAATTCCTGCCGGGTCATTCTTTTCCTCCTGCATTTCGCGCCGGGTCAGGTGATTTTGTAGGCTGCTCTGGTAGCGCCGACGAAGATAGCCCGCGCCTTGCGGATCTTCTGGTGGGTGCTGGCTCCCATAAGTATCCGCTTCAGGGCGTAGTCCTCCGCGATTTCCTTCCAAGCGTCAGGAATGGCGAGTGCCACGCGGGCGTTCAGGCGGGACCGCTTCCAGACGAGATAGATGATGCGCTCACAGTGCGGTCCCGCGAGGTGCTCAAGAGTCCGCTTGGTTGGGTTGTTCATCACGAGTCCTCTGGCGATGAGTGATGCCGTGTAGTTGAGTTCTTTGTGAGTCATTGAGGGGAAGCCCCATGGCGGGGCAGGCTGATTTTCTTGCCTTCGACATTGAGCCCGTAGAACTGCGCTTCCAAGTCAATGCACCGCTGGCATATCCACGAGGAGCACTTCATGCGGACGGCTGGGGAGCCGCAGTCGCAGGTGTAGCGTGAAGGGTTGGCCAGCTTCTCTTTCCGCAGTTCTTTCTGGCGGGCGTATTGGTCAGGTTTCACGGATGAAAGGTTGAACAGGTTTTTCGGTCGGGTCAGGGATGTTGAGGAGTTCATCCTCGGGAATGGTCCCAGTGGCGATGTAGTTGCGGAACCACGCTTCGGAGCGTTTCCGCAAGGCTTCTGCTTCGTCGTGGGCGGTGGTTTTCATGGGGATTTAGCCTTGGCAATAGCATCGCTG